AACTGAATGGCGAAAGGATCTATTTAAGATTCTACATTACACACTAATCATGATTTATGCCCATGATGAAAAATATGCTACTAAAGAAACATTTAACGGTAGAGCAAGAGACGGTCAAGGCCGGGTGACGAGTGAAGATTTCTCTGGTATTACTATGGCGACAGTTAATCCTAATTTGAGAGACTCTGTATAATGAAAAAAGAAATTTCAGTAGACGACCTTAAAAATAAGAAACTCTTTATTGCTACACCTATGTACGGTGGGCAATGTTCTGGTCTATATACTAAAGCTTCAAATGATTTGGCAATGTTCTGTGGTGCTCATGGCATTGAAGTTAAGTTTTATTATCTATTTAACGAAAGCCTTATTACCCGAGCACGAAACTATTGTGTTGACGAATTTCTTCGGTCGGGTTATACTCATCTTATGTTCATTGATAGTGACATTCACTTCAATTATAAGGACGTATTAGCACTATTAGATCTATGTGATGAGGATTCTGATTACGATATCGTGACGGGACCTTATCCTAAGAAAACTATTGCATGGGAGAAAATTAAAAAGGCTGCTGATATGGGATATGGAGATGATAACCCACATCAACTAGAGCATTTTATGGGCGACTTCGTATTCAATCCAGTTGACGGTACATCTTTCAAACTAGATGAACCGGTAGAAATTCGAGAGGGTGGCACTGGATTTATGATGATCAAACGTAGCGTGTTTACCGAATATGAAAAGGCATATCCCGAATTACTCTATAAACCAGATCATGTTCGAACTGAACACTTTGACGGTAATCGGGAAATCATGGCTTATTTTGATACGATTATTGATCCTGACACAAAGCGGTATCTATCAGAAGATTATATGTTCTCGTATAATGCCAGGAAAATTGGACTAAAATTGTGGTTGTGTCCTTGGGTCCAATTGCGACATATCGGAACCTATATGTTCCAGGGTTCACTTAATGCATTAGCAGCTATTCAAGCGTCACCTACTGCATCTCCAGAATCCAATAGGAAACACTACAAGAAACAAGACGAAACCAAAAACAGACAGCAACGCCGAGCGGCAAAGAAAGGTAAAAAATAATGAAATTCAGTGAAAATACTTTGGCGGTACTAAAGAACTTTTCGGAGATTAATCCGAGTGTTATGTTCCGTGCGGGGAATACTATTCGTACTATTTCTCCTCAACGTACAGTCATGGCTGCGGCCACTGTTGCGGATGAATTCCCGGGTTCTGCTGGGGTATATGATCTTACTCGATTTTTGGGTATGCTTTCCCTATCTAAAAATCCTGAAATCTCATTCGAAGATAAAAAGTTTGCAATTTCCAGTGATCGGATTAAAACATCATACGGTTTCGCATCAGAATCTATGATTGTTACTGCACCCGATAAAGATATTGTGGTACCTGATCCTGAATGTACAATTGACGTTGAGTGGGCAGATATCTCTAACGTACTCCGGGCTGCTAGTGTTCTTCAACTAGGTGAAATCTCTTTCATGAGTGATGGTTCGCATATCTATATGTCAGCACTCAACACTAAGAATCCCACATCAGATAACTGTAGTGTAAAACTCGCAGAATCTACAGATGGCAAGAAATACAATATGGTAATCAAGGTAGAGAATCTTCGCTTGATGCCAATGGATTATACCATCACTCTATCTTCGGCTGGAATGGCCCACTTTAAATCTGAGAACATCCAATATTGGATCGCTCTTCAATCAGTCTAATTTTAATTGCTATGGAGGCAACATATGAATACTAACGATTTACAACTCATGCTAACCGTGTTAGAACAATGTGCTAAGCGAGGCGCATTTGCTGCAGATGAATTCCTTGCGATCGGTAATCTTCGGGAAAAACTTATTGCTGAATTGCAACCGAAGGCCCAACCCGCGCAGACGGCGCCCAAAGAACCGGCACCTACATCGAAGAAGTCCTAATCAACTATCTATAATATGAATGGCGTATAATATGACAACAGCAGAAAACTTCCTATGGGTCGAAAAATATCGGCCACAGAAAATCGCAGATACAATTCTGCCCAAGGAACTTAAAGAAACCTTTCAACAGTTTGTGGATCAAGACAATGTACCTAACTTGATTTTGTCGGGTACTGCGGGTACAGGTAAAACTACGGCTGCAAAGGCTATGTTGAATGAAATTGGTGCAGACTATATTGTAATCAACGGTTCGATGAACGGTAATATTGATACTCTCCGTAACGAAATTGCCAACTTTGCATCTACAGTATCTTTTGCCGGCGGCAGAAAATATGTTATTCTGGATGAGGCCGATTATCTCAATGCAAATAGTACTCAACCTGCTTTGCGGAATTTCATGGAGGAATTTAGTAAAAATTGCGGCTTTATTCTTACCTGTAATTTCAAAAATCGGATCATTGAACCGCTTCATTCTCGATGTTCAGTAATCGAGTTTAACATTCCCACATCAGAAAAACCTGTTCTCGCTTCACAATTCTACAAGCGGGTATGCGGTATTCTTGATGAGAATGAGATCGAGTACAAGAATAAAACTGTTGCGGCGCTTATTCAGCTATATTTTCCGGATTGGCGCCGCACCCTGAATGAACTGCAGAGATATTCTAGCACTGGTAAGATCGACGAAGGCATCTTGTCTAATAAGGGTGATGATAATATCAACACGCTTTTCGCTCTTATGAAAGATAAACAGTTCAAAGAGGTACGCAAGTGGGTTGCTGAAAATTCAGATATTGATAGTGCTCAACTATACCGTCAGTTGTACGATAAACTGTCTGATAAGATGGCATCTGTCAATTCTGTTGCTGATGCTATTATTATTCTGGCTCAATATCAGTATCAGGAAGCATTTGTTGCTAATTCAGAAATCAATCGAGTAGCAGCATTGGCTACTATTATGGCCGAAGGGGATTTTAAATAATGGTTACGCGAACATTGACTGGTGAGATTGTACTCGACGAATATGATATTGCCGAGGAACTTATCAAAACCTCTACTAAGAAGGCAGACATTTCACCTAATCTGGATACGCAAGGTGGTTATACTTTGAGTGTAGATAAAGAATATGTTAAGCCTATCTTCGGTCCAGGACTCTATGCCATCTTCAAGGATGATATTTGTCTATATGTGGGTGCTACTGGTATTGATATTGCCACTCGACTCAATCGCTTTGTGAAGTCTATGCGGGGTAATCTTCGAGATGATGAAGGTCACGCTTTTGGTACATATTACAGGGGTTTACATGGTGATTCGTTTGATGGTATTAAGGTAATTCAGTACCCATACAATGAAGATCTTACAGCACTAAAACGGATCGAGAACGCCATGATTACTATGCACAATCCTTTCTATAATCGTAAGCGTGTACAGTGAACTTTCTTAAGAAATTCAAAAAGAAAAAGTGTTTGATGTGTAAAAAGCGAGTAGGTGATACTTCACCTATTCTCAAGTATAAATATCAACAAGACGGAATAGATAAGATGGGTGAGGCATTTATTTGTAATAAGTGCGCTAACAAATTCGAAAAATTAGATAGTGAGGATAGATCCAGTGAACCCTTTTGATTACATTTCAGATGCCTCTTATGCTAAAAAGAATATTATGAGGGGTACCGAAAACGATACTCTCGCCGAAAAGGGATATAATCCTTATATCTCTAATCTGGCATTTTCTTATCATCCAGATAGTATTCTTCATGCAAATCTTATGAACCAGTATCATGAGCTACCAAATCGGGCCCAATATGAGTTCTATATCCACAGTTTGAGACCCAAAAAGAGGTTTGCCAAATGGGTCAAGAATATTGATAATGATGATTTAACCGCTGTGTGTGAATATTATAAATGTAACATCAATGTCGGTAAAGAATATCTGTCACTTTTGAGTAAAGAACAATTAGCCGCATTGAAGTCAGAACAAGATGTGGGTGGTACATCAAAGACCTAAGCTATTTTTGGAAACAATATACAATATAAATAGTTACGATGGAACAGATATCTATTCCGGATTAACTATACACATGATTATATAGTATGTGTAATATAATGAAACAAAAATAAAAAAGGTTGACGACAAAATGAATTTAGTAGAGAATCTAGTGGAAGTTAATCTTCCTAATGATGATGCATTTCTGAAGGTAAAAGAAACACTCACAAGAATAGGTGTAGCATCTCGTAAAGACAAAAAGCTATATCAGTCTTGCCATATTCTGCACAAGCAGGGTAAGTACTATATTACCCACTTCAAAGAATTGTTTATGCTAGATGGTAAAATCAACAATTTTGATGAAGATGATAAAGCACGAAGAAATACCATAGTCAATTTGCTTGAAGAATGGAAACTAATCGAGTGCGTGGACCCTAGCGCTATCGAAGATCCAGTAGCACCATTGTCACAAATTAAAGTTCTACCCTTCAAAGAAAAGGGAGAATGGGAGTTAGTCCCAAAATATCAGATTGGTAAAAAGCGATAATCTGATATAAATAAAGGTGGATGCCATAATGGGTCCACATACATCTT